ATTATATATAATAAACTATTAACAAACAATAAAACAAAACGTCACAAATCCATTTTACTCCCGTGCCCTTATAGCACTGATAAAGAGTATAACATAAATATGATAATAATAATAAAAATCGCCCTCGAGCGAATCTGCATATCTGTTTGATGGCCGTTTATTAGCCTTTTGTAATATTGTCGTTCGCTCCTTCCTCAAAGTTCGCACACCATTGCTGGTCTCTTTCCTCAAAGGTGGTACTGATGGTTCGCCACGTTGGGACACTCTGCGGATTCCGTACATTCTCTGCGTAGATCGCGTCGTTGATTTTCCCTAGTAACTCGTCATGATAGCGTTTCCCATGGTGGTAGGCGAAGTTCAGCGCATCCTCGATGTTAGAGAATAGCGCCTCCCTAGGACAACCCCCAGTTCTCACCCAGTTAATCAACTCCGTAATCACCACTTTTTCAATTGGTGCCCACATCCTATTCTCATAACGTTCGTGTGTTCTAAATCCTCTCTTCAAGAAAGTTGCCTCGCTCAAAGCAGTATAGTCGTCCTGTATTCCGCCTTTCTTCAATGCATCTGTATAAACTATCCCATGGCTTTTGAAGAATGCACTAAGTGTGTTGAAGTTAAACCATTGACACTCCCGAGGGGGCGCAACGATATTATCATCACCATACAAAGTGAATTCCCAATCCTGCAGATTAAGCTTGCTTCCCGAAGGACGCAAACTATAAGCTGCAGTGCACATGTAAATAAGATTACACAAAGAATTGAAGTCTGATGTCATGGCCATACCCGAGGGTAGGCCTGCTTCTTTTCTGAGGACCATATTGCCGTAAACGGTGTAACATTCTATCACATCTTCTATCAAAAGCAATCTAACTCTGTTATCCCGCGTAATCTCGTCTTGAAATTCCATCAACCTCTCAGGTCTCTCTCTCATTTTCAAAACTGCTTCCGCTGAATACCATCGGTTAATCACTTCTGCTCCGGCACGCATAACTTGGGCGCTTAGCCTTCCGTCCCACGCTTCGTAGTCCCCATGCACGACCATTCCTCCATTTTTGTTCAATCTCCTATACAACCTAGTCCAATCTGGACTCTCTACATCGAGACCAACCGCAAATGGGCTGTTAGCCGCATTCTGGTTCATCGTAGCGCAGTACATTCCAAAGTATTTCCTTGTCAGAATTGTATGTTCGATAGAGAGACATTCGAATAGTCGTGTCTTTCCCATTAGTATTTTTGCTAACGGGCGTCTCTCGTCTTTTAAGTTCGCGTAAAATATGGTTAGCCTTCGCTTTCCACCCTGGTACGCGCGTTCCAGGTCATCTACCAACTTTCGCAGGTAGGGATGTTTTATCCTATAGATAGGTTCTTCATCGGTACTCGTATTTTCGAATAACCAAGCTTTACCTTTAGCACCCAGGGGCCTGAATCTCTTCAGCAACCAGCCCGAGCTTGTTTTCATGTTCAAACGGTGATAATCCATGTGTTTCACACCATTGATGGCCTCATGCTCCGAAAGCACTCTTGGCACATCAGTCATGGGGCGATACGCAAGTATCACTGCAAGAACATAAGAGCAAGCCAAAGCCAACTTGTCGGCGGCAAAATCGCTCACGGTCTTTGTGAACTTCTTTGCCCCAACGTTCATGGGTGTGTCATTAAAGTCTTTGATTAGTCTCTTATCCTTTCCCGTTTTCACACTAGGCCCCGTCATCACAGGGAATATTTTGCCGTGCAACTCACTCTCTATGATGTCAGTTTTACACACCACATGTTCCGCATACTTCGGTTTCAAAGTAGCTACATAGTGGAGTGATCCTTCTGGGTGCACTGCCCAATTTCTATTTTCTTCTTCCACAAATGCAATATCCGACCCTTTGAGATCTAGAACATCGCCACTCATGAAGGGGGGAAGCTGAACTTCTGCTTCTTTCGGCCCCAAGTTTGACTGAATCCACTCTTCCGAAATGCATGCAGCATTGCCTTCGCTTGTTATGCTCCGGCCTGCAACATGCACTCCGCAAATGGATCCCTTCACACCTGGCGTCGAATGAAACATAGCTGCTCCACACCTTCGATTCATGGCGGAAACTCTATATTCAAAGCCTATCGGCAAATGCACTTCTTCTCCTGCCTTGGTCTTATACTCGATCTCTTCCACCATCTGAAAGTTAGAGTGTGCCGCAACAACTCGCGAGCCTTGTGCTGTCTCTTGCCTATAGAGCAAGTCCATTTCACCGTTCATAAGCCGATCGAAATCGGCCTCCCGTGTGAAATAGCCCTTGCCTACTATATTCCTAAAGCACCACTTTTTGGTCTTAATAGTCACAAACACTAGGTCTGCACTCAAGCACTTGCCTCGCGACTTGGCATCCACTCTCTCTTCCGGTGTTATCTCATGGGTTTGCTCTTCGTTTGCCCATCGCATCGTCACTGTATAGGTTTTAGTTGGATCCGGAAAGAAATGTTTTAGCGTCATAAAAGTTTGGCCTCTTAAGGCAACGCCATTCAGGACTCCCATTGTATCTTCATTTGTTAAATCAATACAATTGTTCGCCACAAATGCACTACCTCGCTGTAAATCCATCACTTCCGCCATGTTATCATCTTCCATGATGCCTCGCTCTCTCTTCATTTCCGCCATTTTCTGTCTGAATATATTGGAAACCCTCTTCCAATCTTCCTTATCCACTTTAGGTTTGAGTTGGTTCTTAAACTCATCATAGAAGGCTTGGTAAGTTGATTCCTCACCGTACTTTTGGGGCGCAATTCGTCTTCTTGATGGTTTCTTGGTTTTGGTTTCGCCACTCTCCGCTCTACTTCCAAAGAGATAATTGTAAGCTTTCAAACCGGTTTTGATCAAGGTAACTATGAGCATTGCTCCTAGAATACCTTTCACTCCACCAGAAAGAGCACTATCAATCATCTCCATTGGATGTTTCACACACACTTGCCCAAACATTTTCACCCAAAACATAAAGCGCTCCCACTTCGTCTCTTGAGGTAACGGTCCTGCCAGTTCCACATAAATCTGCTCGTCTTCTTCGTTAGTCATCATCATCCAATCATGCACTTCAGCTTGCTTATATATGGGGATCGGCCCTTCACGCCTTCCCAGCACTTCTCTGCCTCGTCGCTGTTGTATCTTGTCACCATTTCTAAACATGCAAAGTACATTCTCTGAAAGATCCACGTTCCCTGCCTGCCATCGTTCATGATCCCAAGTCCAATCGCTATGAACATGCTTATCATTATCACATTCCCAGGTTATCGTGCCCATCCGAATCAAAAGTTCAGCCGCCATCCGACGTCGCATTCCGTCAAGTCTGATCACGTTCTCCAATTGATCCCTCGCACACAACTCCCCAGGTTCCAATCCCAGGCTCGCATGATAATTATAGTTCTCTTCTGCCCAAATAAATGCCGAGATGTTATTCGGCAGGCAGCCAATCATGCCATGAGCCGTGGGCCATTCTTGCTGATAATGTCCACAAGGCTGCACGTAACCACGCTCACTATTCAAAATGTAAGGACACGGATTCTCTAGATGTTGTCTCCTATTCATCTCCCAAATGGGAGTTCCTACTCTGCACCCTAGAGAACACGTTTCCTCCCAATATCGAACTACTGAGGGGGGGGCAATGTGCCCGTTCTTCCTAAATCGCTTGGCCTTATTGATTTGTAGCATCAACTCCAAATCATTTTCGTTGCTCCAACTGACTCTCATCCCATCTTCCATTGATGTGTACACTGGCTCTCTGTCTTCAAATCGTTTTACATGTCGGGGATATTCCTGTAGCTGCCAATCCTCAATCTCTATAGCTTCTTGTTCTCTTGCTCTGCCTAATCTCGCCTCCGCTCGCGCTTCAGCTTCCTCATCAGGCTCGTACATTTCCGCTCTCTTCGGCATCAATTGCTCCATCTCTGAAGCCCAGTTCTCCTCATGCGTTCGCATCTGCAACTTCTGGCCCAGAAATTCTATAGCTTCAGCCGAAACTATCCTGAGTAATTGATCATAATGAATCCACTCGTCTTTTATTTCTGGAACCAAAAACCCGTCTCGCATAAACACACTTGGTCGTTGTTCTTGAGTCCTTGGTTGTTCTTCTAAGGGTCGCATTACTTTAAAGACCTTGCCGTCTCCTGCTGTATCCACTCGTTGTTTGACTAATACGTTTCTCCTTCTCCATACGGCCTCATTATGCCGGATCTCAGTAAACTGAGGATAACCGTCATTTGAGGTGCACAAAGTTAACAACCCTTTGAAGGGCTCACCCTTCTCTTCGGCAATAGGCTTTGGGGGCATCCACATAACTCCACTATGCATGCATATGTAGTTCATGGCTTCCGAATCACTTGGAACTGCCGCTCTCCCTTGGAAAATATCATCAAGGGCAACAACCGTCTGATTATTATACCTACTCCAGTATGGGTCTGCTGCTGCTTTGCTATAACACAAATTACTCACATCAAAACCAGGTTCACCTTCGGGTACTCCGCGTCTATTAGTTGCGAAGCCCGTTATGAGCCTGGGCACGTCATGAGCCATGGAATTCATCGTTTCTGACTTTCCACAGCCTGAGTCACCATATATGTACACATTAAAAGGGCACCGCCTGACTAAGGGAAGCGACCTATGGGTAGCATATTGTTTTGCGAAGTCTCGCATCTCTGTTCGTATCTTTCCAAATAACTGCTGCACATCCACTGGTAGTTGTAATTTCTTCTTGGCTATCTCCATGTCGATCTTTTCCAAACTAGTAAAAATACTCGAAACCTTCGTTCCCGTTGAAGGCACTCCAAACAAAACTGGCCACTCTCCTGGATCTCTGAAGGCACCATAATTCTCCAACAGTTCCTTCGTATCCACGCCAAAAGCCAAACAAGTCTCGTAAGTCGATCCACGCACTTGATAATCGGGGCACAATTTCACTAAACACTCTTGCATTCGCTCTACTGCCCAAACATACAATGCTGAACCTGCTTCCAGTCCCATCTGCACTCCTTTCATGTCTTTACCAAATCCCGACCAATGTTTGAACATCGATCTCGCCACTGTAAATGTCTTCGTTAGTTGTCCTAAGAGCACACAGGCTACAACGCCCATGATTCCGGCAAGAGTTGGTAAATACGGGATAGTATGGTTCTCAAAGAATGATCCCATATCTATTTCCGCTTCTTTCTCGACGACGACACAATTACTATCTTTCTCCGTGTCGCTCATTAGGTTTCTCAAAAAAGGCATGATATAATCTGCCAAAAGCACTGCCATTGAAACTTGCGTGACTCCTCCAATGAATCGCCACACAAACTCCACCACTGTTAGGACTTTCCCCATCGTGTTCGATGTTGCGAAGTGGGCTGCTGATAAGCATAGCTCGGTTGCTACACTTTTCAACAGCTCACTACTCTGCTGCTCCGCTCGCACCTTCTGCACTGAGGGATGGGAATTGTCTAAAACGCTATTAACGATGTCTGAAGTCTCTGGTGTTATATACTTCACGACTCTTTCTCTCAATCTTCGTTTGGTACGTTGGTACCATCCTGCTCGCTGGAATCCTTCTTCAATTGCTGATAATCTCGAAATTGTCGGCGCCATTGTGAAAAATTATTTGAAAGTCAAAAACGTTATTCTTTATGTTGTACTTGTAATTTTTGTGCTGTCTTTCCAGCTGCCAGAACACGGTTCTCAAATTTATTACCATTTGCACCGTTCGAAGGAAGTGGCAACGCAAAATAAAGCTGTCCACTACGTACTCTCATCCAAATATGCACCACCACAATTAGATCACTGCTACCCCAAGAACCTTTGGGAGC